CGAGACTCAGCAATCTCCTTGCGAATTAACGCAATGATCGTGACTAAGCTAATAGCGTCAGTACTCATTGCAGAGGTTGTTCCTCAGCCATCGGTGGCATCTGTTGAGGTTGTTGTGGCTGTAGCATTTGTTGGAGCATTTCCTGCTCGCCCATCTTGTTCTGCATGTTCTGCTGACGCTCTTCTTTCTCGACTTGCCATTTGTCTTCTTGCATGAGCATATTGGCTAGCTGAATCTTCTTCTCAAAGTCATCATCAACCTTGCCGTCTTTGTCCATGTCAGAGTACTTCAATGCCATTTCTTTAGGCATGACATCCATCTCAACCATGTACTTAGCCGCCCGTGCTTCAGCTTCTTTGGCTTGCGCCATGAGTACAGCAGTCTGGGCTTGCTGTAATTGCATCTGCGCTTGCATCTGTTGCTGTTGCATTTGCTCTGCTTGGGGGTTGGGCTGACCAGCTTGATCTACAACTTCCAGCAGTTTCTCTTTGCTGGTGACATTCATGTGTTCAATGATGGCCTTAACCATAGCTCCATGAATAGGAGACTGTGGTGGCACCACCTGTAAGATCTGGGCTAACTGCTGAACCTCATACTCCCTAGCAATAACACCCAAGCTGGATATAACTGAGAAGTGATAATCCTTTGATGGATACTTCTCTGGATCAAACTGCATGTAACGCCAAGCAGTTTTCTTGATTAACGGCTTAAAGAAGGATTCTTGGAAGTTGACCAGCGTCCTTCTCTGACGCTTCATAACCGCGCCCATGCTCATTGAGATACCAGCGGCAGTTGTGTCGCTTGATGGGCCTTTCGCCATCTCAGCGGCGTCCTGTGAGCCTGTAGCCTGCTGTACCATCATCTGTAGGTTCTGAGCTTGGCTGAAACTGATCTGATCTACCTGACCAAACTTAAACGGCATGATTGACTCTTGTGGTGCGCCGTTAGTTAGGATCATCTTGCCGGGACGAACCTCGAATTTGTCCCCTCTTGGGATTCGGGTTGCGTCTACCGCCATCATTGGGTGGGTAGTTAGTGCTAGTGCATCAATCCTTGCTCTCATTTCGGCGTCTAATGCCTTCTGAGACATGTAGCCCTTTTCGCAGATACCACGACCCCAGAACCGGCTGGGTACTATGTCCCAAGGGAAGGCCGCAATAGGCCGATCTTGGCACATATAAGGATTGGCCTGTGCTTTAAGAATCTCGCCGTTAGCAACAACAACAACTGCCTCTGTGTACTTGCCATCTTCTAGGTCTTCAGAGTCAACGCCCTCTTCCTTTAGCAGGTCGGTAGGGACTAACCCGTAATACCGCTTAACCCTTACCTTTCTAACAGGCTGATTGGTCAATTCTGAGTCAGCATCAATATCTGGGTCACTGGCATCTACTGTGATGTCTATATCACGGTACACACCGGACTCTTGTAGCTGTTCAATAGTGTGTATCCCAACAAACTCCTCAATACAGACACCCATAGCACTGCTTACACAGGTAGCATTGGGGTCAATGAGGAAGTTTTTAGGCTGTATAGGGGTCAGCTTGACCAATGGCCTGTTTTTTGTCTCTACACCATACTCAACAAGGCTTGCCTCTACCGGCATACCGTCTAATGGCTGGGTACTTGGCACATATTCCTTAGAATCTTCTATAGAGATCTCACCAATGCCTGTTCCATACACTGCGGCGTTAATTAAGATCTCTCCAATAGCCGCTCGGTAGTTAGCGCGCTCTAAATCTTTGTGTAATTGGTCTCTAACAGCCAAAGATTCTTCCATTGTTGGCTGATTTTGTGGGCCTTGTTGACCACCACCCATCCCCTGCATGGCCTCGGGGGGCATCATCTGAGGAGGTTGACCTTGAGGGGGTGGGGGTGGAGTCTTTTTAGCGTCATCAATGTCAAAGAAAAAGGATTGACTGAATGAAGCTGTCTCTATTTCTGCTACAGCACTCTCAACTGCCTGCTGTAAGGCGGGGGCAATGATCCTAGAACGCTCTGATTGGCGGGTCTTGTCATCTTCAGCCCAAATCCCACGCCAGAGTCGGTAATATTCGTCCTGCTTGGCTTCATAGTTAGACTCATAATGTTCTCTCCATTCGGTCGTAAGTGTTTCGACCCACTCGGTGAGACCTTGATCTATTCCAATATGTTCTAAATCAGTCATTTAATATCCTACGGCCACGTCGAGGGCTTCCCACTCGTCGGCCAATTCAATTCCGTCTAGGTAAGCGATCTGCGCCATCTGGTCGGCGTATGAAAGTGCATCGATAAGGTCATCGTGGACAAGGGTGGAGGGGAAGTTAGCCGCCTCGTCTACGAGCCTGTCGTTCCAAGCCGCCTTCTTTAGCGAGATCATGCCGTTGGCAAATCTCCCCTCTAACGCCCACGCAATTCGGTCTTCTTTTTTCTGATTTCCGTGGGTTAATAGTTCTATGTGGAACATTCTTCCTTTACGGCGCATTAGATCCCCAAGGGGAGACATAACCGCCTGCTGTGCAATACCTCTCTCAACCCCAACCTTAATAGGCCGGTACTTTTCTACAGCGGCAAAGATATTCTGGCAGGTTTCGTCTAGGCTCCACTGGCCGTAGATCATATCTTGAACCCACCATTTGCCATCAGGAGTTACTTTTGTCACCGCAATGGCAGAGTTATCGCGCTTCTTGGCTTTTCGCTGGCCCTGTTGCTTAAATCCAGCCAAGTCAATAGAGATATAATGGTCTCCGATCTCCTTACACTCTTCGTGGTACAGGAAGCTGTCAGCATCAAAGATTCCACCCGTCCTAGCGTCAAAAGAAGCCATGAATTCTTGGGCAAATGCCCACGCCGGTAGGGTTTGACGCGCGTGTTCTATCTCAGATTTGTCAACAAGGGGGTTATCAAAGGACGTGTAGTGGAAATTCTCCCATCCCTCCCAAGAATTAGACCCAGTGAACATGTCGTAGAAGTGATTTCGGCCCTCGGGAGTACCAATGGCGATCATTGTTCCTTTTTGGTCGGCCAAGGCGGGTCTGAGAATAGACTCAAACACGTCAGGCTTCATAAAAGCGTACTCATCTAGAACTAAATGCTTTAAGGAAACACCCCGGAGGGAGTCAGGTCTATCTGCTCCCTTCAGGTAAATAGTATTGCCACCGGCTAAAGTGATTTCTAGGTTGTTGATGTGGCTTCTTTCAATAATGTCGTTGGCTATATCAAAGATGGTGTGCCAGAGAACGTCGCGCGCTTGACCCTGTGTCGGCGCAACGTAAAAGACCTTTCCGGGTTTATCATCTAAAGCGGCGAGGATAAGAGAAATAGCGGCTAGATAGGACTTCCCTGTTCGTCGGCCTGCCGCCACGCACTTAAAACGGGCCTCGGATCTCATCACGTCCTGTTGCCACGGCAACAAAGATAAGTCGAGCGTCGTCACTGTAGGCTTACCGGAGGCACTTCTTTTTCCTCCACGGAGTCTATCTGAAGTCCGGAGATATTAATCTGGACTGCATTGCTGGTTTTATTCTCCCCACCAAAAGAAGCAGTCGGAAGAATACGGTCGGCAATGATCTTAATAGCCCCCAACTGCCCGTTATGGTCATCATCCAAGGCGATGTCAAAAAGCTTACGAACGTAGCGATCAAGGGAGGAGTGAGTCAAAAATTCGGTCTTCAACTCAGCCAAACGGATCTGCTGTTGAGAACGGGTCATCTTAGCCATAGCCTGTTTCTCAGCGCGAGCAGTATCACGGACAGCCTTCTTACGGGCTTTGATCTCCTCTTTTCTGTCGTCAGAGTAGGACAGCTTTGCCACCACAGGTTAGTAAGCACTCACATTCTAATACGGTTATTCATCAAAAGTAAAACAATCAAGCGTGTTTGTTTTTTAGAGAAACGGGGTCTCAGACATAGAGCTGGCTCATTCTTGGGTATTCTTGGTTTTCTTTTTAGTAAGGGGGAATGGGAACTGCCGAAAATTTGTCTCCCGCACCCCCTCCCCCCCGCCAGCCAAAACCTGTACATACATACAGTGAAATAGTTAGTGCTTACTATCGCTGAGACCCGCATAAACACTAGGCCTATAGCTTCCTCTAATCAGCATTTAAGGTAGTAAGAATGGCTTAGGTATGCCGATCAAAAAACAAACCGGCGTGATTGTTTGTATCGAAATGAAGAGCAACCACAAACTAAAATTAAGGATAATCCAAGACCATCAAGCTCTACTCTCTACTCTCTCTCTACCTCTATCAGTAATCAGGCATCCTTTGGCGGCTTTGGTGCACTCATCCCCCATCAATCCGCATCAATAGCCCTTCAGACTTCCCCTATTAACTCAGGTACTTGAGTACCGTTGGCAGTGGCAATCGGTAGGCAATTTTCTATCGCCCTATATAGCCGCATATACAACCCCCTATCGATGCCGCGCAATCCCCCTATCTGCTAGCCTAATCCTCTACCTGATAAAATAATTATAACTTTTCTGAAAAAGTACTTGACGATAGATTGGGGATAGCTTAGAGTGGCAACTCAATTCATTGATAAAGGTAATTCGATATGAACAACTTAACTGCAATCAAAATTAAAGATCTGGCTAAGGGTGAGTTTTTCATCCGCAAACCCGAAGCCAAAAAGGTATATGTTCGGGACGGTTATTGCGCCAGTAGCAAAAAATATATTGGCGGCGATTGGTCCGACATATCACGCGAGTGTTTGCTTAAAGGCGATACCGTTGTTTATACCGGCTTTGACTTCTAAGCCGCCCATTACTCAAAGAGGATTGATTATGTATTACTACATCGCACCACTAGCAGTCGGGACCGCTGTCAAAACGCCAGCACCTATCACAGATCGCACATACCACGACGAAGCCGAAGCGCACCGCGTCATTCGCGACTTATGCAAGGTCGCCGACTTAACGCCGTCCGATTTCATCATTTACAAGCTAACCAAGCCCCGCAACGGGTCGCGGTTTGCCTACTAAGCCAACACCAACTCAAAGAGGATTTTGAAATGTCACACATATTAGTTATGAGCAAAGCACAGGCTTTAGTCCTAAAAGAGATCCTAAACGAAGCAAGTCACGACCCAGACCTGAGCGCAAATGTTGAAGAATTGGTTGCGGAAAAGCTTGGGATGAAATACGAAGAAGTGAACGAAATCGCCACGGCATTGTGGCGCAAACTCA